ACATTTCACTTATTTTTAAAGCAAGATCCATGTATAGCCTATCGTATTTAAGTTGTTTCAAATCCATTATACAAAACTTTCTACATTAAATTCGTCGAGAAGATTTAATCGGCCCGTATCGTAATCGTAAAAGACTTTACCAGCCGGACCAGTCAAACCAGTGTAGCGGCTCTTAAGAACTTTCATCTGAATAGTATTACGTAACAGCTCATCCTCACTACCTACATCACGAGCGAAAGCAATGATGTCGTAAGAGACTTGTTTAATAGAGCCTGAGCCTTTGATGTCATCGAGGGAAGCTATCTTACCATCCTCAAATGACTGACCTGCATTACCCATCTTACGTAAGTGAGATACAAGACCAATCCATACATTCCACTTCTTACAGATACTCCGTAGGTCATTCATAATCTTATCGATAGCTTCGTTACCAGTAAGACTATCAGCCCCTTCAGAGACTAAGATAGTAATATGGTCTAAGAAAATGTATTGGCAACCTGAAGCGCATAAGAATTCGATGAGTCCAATAACATCGTTATTTACAGAACCGTTATGGTCTAGAATTTGAATACGACCATCAGCTAATATCTCATCAAAACCAATTCGAAGTTCTTCTAGTGGTATCTCTTCTTTAGCTGGGTTCTTATTGAGCATCATACCCGAAAGCTTCCTAGCAGTTTCAGCAGGAGATTCTTCGAGGGCTACAATACCTATCTTGTCTTTTGTAGATCGATGCAGATGAGCCACAATTTCGCGGAGTATTGTTGATTTCCCTGAGCCTGTACCTGATGTCCACAAGGTGATCTCACCTCGCCGCATCCCTTTAAGCTTATCATTGAGACCAGCAAGGCACTCAGGATAAGGTATCGATTCAATTTCATTGTATGCCTCTAATTGTTTCCACACTTCTTCGCCAGCTACAATACCTGCAGGGGTATAGTTGCGAGCATTCCAAATCATCCGAAGTAATTCTTCAGGTCCGGCTTCAATTAAGACTTCGTTAGGGTCTTTATACTTACCTAAGTCAGTCACCTTAGCTTTATCGTAACCAATAATCTTAACGGCTTCCTGCAAACCTTTCTGACCTGCCGCATCGTTATCGTACATGAGGATTACTTCATCGAAGCTTCGGAGATATTCTCGTTGGGCTAAGATAGTCTTCTTAGCAGTAGCCCCGTTAGGTACTGAAACTACAGGCCAGATAGTACCTTTAATAGCGTAAGCAGTAGCAACAGCCATAGCATCGAATTCACCTTCAGTGATTACAATACGTCTTCCGTTAGATGGGAAAACGTTTTGACCGAATAAACCTACTTCTTTAAAGTCACCTATAGTCGAGAATTGTTTTGGTAGTTCACGTACCTTGTATGCAACCAATTCAGTACCTCGATAATAAGGATAGAGATAAGAGCAAATGCTCCCGTCACTATCATACTCAGCGAGAACTCCGAAATGCTCTGCCACGGTCTTGGTAATGTTCCGTTCGCGGCAACCACGACTAACCAAACCATCGGCCCGATGAAGGCCATTAGAAGGTTTAGAATTATTAACTGCAAGTGTAACCACTTCATTTTCCTTTCCTATATTATGAGTATAATGTTGACATACGTAACAATAAGCGTGGTCATCATCGTAAACAGCGTTACCATCTGATGAGCCACATTTATTGCATTCAGTCTTGTATAGTTCCTGAGACATCTTCTTCTAAAACCTTTCTTAGTACAGATAAAAAACCTTCAGCTACAAGCATCTCAAGTTCTTGACCAGTAGCTTTTAAGGTAACAATAGCGGAGCCATCGTTCTCTTCAATTACTTCTGTAATCTCTATCATGTCCACCTCTTAGCGTTAACAATACGTTCATGTCGTTCTTTATCAAAGCCTAATCCAAGATGAGAAGCGCGAATACGTTTCTCCGCTTGTTTATTAGCGTAGTCATCTCGGAATAAAGCGTCCCGAAGATATATCTCTCGCATCTCATAAGCATTAAGTTGTCCTGGTGTTGGGAGGCTATATAGGATACGGCCTTCAACATCATCAATGTTTAACTCTGAGAAGTCTCCTGAGCCTGTATATTGTTTCCAATCAGGCTGGGAGAACTTCTTAGAGCCTACGTAGATACGACCAGTAGTTTTATCTTTAAGTTCATAAACAAAACCGATATGATGAGGGTCTACTAGTTCTTTATTAGGTAGCTTCCAGTGACCGTAATCACCTTCATTAATCTCATCGACTATATAGTCATCCTTCTGATATGTTTCAAATGCTACATACCATCGGCGTCCATCGCGGGTACAAAGGGTTAACGGCCCTTCCCATCCACGTTTTAATTGGAGAGACTTATATAAACTCTCCTTACACCAGAGAACCCCTTCCGAAGAAGACAACTTACGATCGCCCCCTTTCGGTTGCGGCGCTGCTGTAATCTTTAAGCGGTCATACCTGATGAATGTGTAATCACCCATTTCAAATGTCCTAGATGTCATAGCCCAATAGCTTTCCGACTTTTTCTACATCAATCTTCCGGTCATAAAAATCACCGAAGCCAATGTCGAACCAGTCTTTTTCATTGCGTTTAATATGAATCAAATGACCAACGAATGTTAATACATCTTCATAATCTTTATTGAATCTTTCTTTATATTCCCTAATGACTAGGTTCTTCCATTCATTAGTAGAACTAAGTAACTTCGCAGCTGTCTTAGGGCCTACCCTATGGAGGCCTTTAATGTTATCCGTCGAGTCACCTGTAAGTAACTGGGAGTAATAATTAAAGTCAGCTTCCTTTTGAGTAAGACTAAACTGTTCAGACTTATCTGGATTGTAATAGTTGAATGGATCGCAGAATAAATCTTTATCAATAGCTACAACAACAAAGTCATCTTCATTATGTTTACATTCATGGGCTGCTGTACGAACTAAGTCGTCAGCCTCACACCCATCAGATTGAATACCGACTTCCTCTTCCTCAAGCATAGCGTATAGCTCAGGGACTATCGAGGCGGGGTCAGCTTTAGGCCGATTAGCTTTGTATAAAGGGAAATCTACTGACCGGAAATTCTCTACACCCTTAAGATAGATGTGGAGATTATCTGACCAAAGATCGTCCTTAATGTAGTTCAATTTACTATTGAACTTCGCGAAAGCTTCATCAACGGTTACTACGTTGAAACAAGACTTATATACAATGCTATCAGCATCAATTAAAATTTGAGTCATTTCCAGCGATCTTTCAAATCAGTTAATGCTGTATGATAATAAGAGACTATCATATAAAGATAAGCTACAATTAGTAACCAATGGAATGTTGTAAATTCCATCATAGCAGTCTCAACCATAAACTGTGGGATAGCCCAAGCTAATACTATTGTAGTTAAGATGATTGAAATAAATAAACGTTTAGGCATATTATAGTTCCTTATTTTTAGTGAATGAAACGGAAAACATTTCAGGTTCTTCTGGCGCATACTTAATCTTACGCCAACCCATTTCTAATTTATAACCTGACATATCAGGGTTTAAAGCTTTTCTTTGAGCCCAAGCTTTTCCTGCTTCTTCATCAGGGAATAATCGATTAATATAACTGTTAAATGTTTTAACCATTAATGTGTCTCCGCTAGGTTGTTACCGATTTCGTAATCACCCGACATAATAGTTACGCCGAGAAGCTTTGGGGCTTCAGTTAAACCTTCAACAAGAATTGCACCAAGTCTTTCGGCGTGTTCTTCCTTACAGCTATACTGAAACTCGTCGTGATACATTAGTCTTGGTTCACATTCAATATCTTCTTCCGCTATACGTTCCTTAATATAACCAATAGCAATCTTCATAGTAGCAGCTTCAGCTGATTGAAGAAGATAATTAAGTGTTTGATAAGACTCTCTTACATAGATACGCTGACCACCTAAGCCCCGAATGAATCCGTGACCAGTTAAATGTTTAGCACGTTTAAATTGTTCTTCCAATTTAGATTTGAGTCGTGCTAATCCTGGAATAGCTTTAGCGTACTTATCTTTAGAAGCATTACCAACGTCAGCGTTCATAACACCCGTAATGTAAAGCCCTAACTTAGCAGCACCAGCACCGAAGAGATAAGCGTAAATCCATCTCTTAGCTGCAGCCCTAGAACAACCTAGGATATCTGCGTTCTTCTGGTGAACATCACCATTGAGGACTTCATTAGTAAAGTCTTCATCCCCAATGTAATGGGCTAGAACTCTGAACTGATTACCAGCAGAGTCAGCGCCGACTACTACATGACCTTCCTCTGGGAGAAACAATGCACGCATACGCTTTCCCCATTCCTCAGTCGCTCCAGGAAGGTTGGCGATAATCTCATGCCTCCATCTAAATGTAGGCGTTCCAATATTCCAAGCCCTTCCGTGTAGTCTCGTACAACCACGTTCATCAGTGACAGAATCTCGGACCCATCCTTGTGTAATACTAAGGCGTGATCTAAGAGTAGTCCAGTCATCGATACTTCTGCCGATGTCTCCAAGCTTTTCCAGACTGGAAGTAGTAAGCTTAGGACCTGTTCGTTGAAAATCACCGGAAGGAAGTCGTTTGACGTTCCAATCATCAGGTTCCCATCCGATTCCATATAAGTACTCCTTCACTTGTTCTAAATTGCCTAGTCTTGTTTTGACCTTACGGCTTCGTTGAAACTCGACATTAGGATTAATAGGAGGCTCATCAAGAAGAGCATCGTTAGGAGTGATATTCCTATCAAAGTACTCGCTAAGAATACGGCAAGTTGCCGCAGTATACTCACCATTCTTTTTATACTTAGGGGTCTTTGGGGTCTTATCGATGAGCTCCGTATGCATACCCAGAGATGGCTCAACTTTCCTTTCGATATTAGCCATAGCTGTTTGTAGTTGAGTAATAAGAATATTAGCTTGTTCAAGATCGAACCTCCATCCGCTTACGCGTGTCTTAGCCTCAAACTCTGCCGCATCGTGTTCGGCGCGGAGATATTTAGGGTATTGAGGTTGTTCAGCAGTGATAGCTGATACTTCTTTCATTAGTACTTTGAAGACTTTAACATTAAGCTTAACATCTTGTTCACAATACTCTAACATATTCCTTGAGTAACGTTCCCAATCATCGAAGCTAATCTTTTTATCTTCAAGCTTATGGCCCCAAGCAGCTAATCCATGCTTATGTCCTCGGAAATAATTATTAGTCTGACTCATAGTCCAAGTATCGTATACCTTCTGAGAACTTTTAGGTTCCCAGTTGAATAACTTCTTTAAGACTACATTGTCAAACCCAATAATGTTATGACCGATAAGAGCGTCTGCTTCAGATAATAACTTGAGACCACTATATAGAGAGCCAAGATCAGGGTCATAATCAGAGTAACGATATACATAACCAACATCAACATCGATAGCGACTAAACACCAAATAACCGTAGGGTCCAACCCATCACATTCAATATCATAACATAACCTCATTCATCATCCTTTCTAGAATGTTCTAGTGCAGCCAGAATATCTTCTGGGGTAGGCACTGTAACTTCTGGTGGGTTACTACATACAGGGCAAGTCCGAGTGCCTAACGACATACTCATAGCCCTATATTCTTTTCGACATCGCGAACATTTAAAGTTCACAAATGGTTCTCCAAGGAAATCACGCTCTATCTGCATGACCAGCCTCTTCGAATCGGAGGTAGCATTCAGGTACAAACATTCCGTGCCCCCCTGCTCCTTCCCATTCAACTATTGTAGACCACTTATCATCGAATAAAACGTTAATTGTGTTATCAGTATTAGTAGCGTAAGCAATCTTATCTTTACCGCTATCAACTACGATAATGTCTTCTGACTTGAAACCTAAATTAACTAAAGCTTCTATCTTATTCTGGATAGCTTGCTGTTTCATACTGCGGAAAGGCCAATGGTCTCCGACTGCTGTAAGAACTTTAATGTAGCCCTTAGGGTAGATGTCATACATCTGCTTGAAGTAAGTATAGTATTTAGCAGATGGGGATTCTAAAAAGATTTCTTTAATCTTCTCGTGGAATATAGCTTCAGTATCTCCACGGTCATATCCTAGTGGGATGTTATTATCTACCATCCACTTAGCGAAATCTTGTAGAGGCCCGTCGCCATCAATATAAATCATCTTCTAATCCTTTCTTGTAGCTTTCTGCTACATCATCCATAGTCATTATAATATGTTCGTGAAGCCCTTCTTCCATAGCCATCTCTAAGTTATCATTAGTTATGTTAACTCTTAAATTACCTATCTCATAATGATACATTAAAACTTCTGTTAACGTTAGTAAAGCTAAGTATTTAGGTACTTCATTTTTAGTTTCTTCAAATAATCCTGCAAAGTTTTCGTAGAAATATATTGAGATTACGTAGTATAAATCAGCCCTAATATCGGCTTCTTCTTGTGGTTCCTCTTTTGTGGGGAACATAATTATATTTTCATCTGACATAGAAGTCCTTTTGGGGATGACTAATAAGCCATCCCCGCTAGAATTAATTTTAGAAGTCTTCTGCGGAACCAGCTACTTCTTCAGCATCAAAGTCTACTGAGGAACTCGCTTGATACTCTACGAGGTCAGTCACTTGTACGGCTGAAAGCATTACGCCAGTACCTTTACGCCCTTGAACATCGTAAGGGTAAGTAAAGAGTTTAACATTACAACCAGTTCCATTACCAATCTTAGAAGCGTCAAACGCCTTCTTAGCGGTATCGACCACTTCAGGTGCGCCATTATCGTCACCCTTGCGGTTCTTTGCTTTACGTTTCAAGTTGAAAGCTACAGTACCATCATCTTGAGGCTTACCCTTAACGCCTAACTCAGTAAGTTTAGCGTAGGCTTCCGAGCCTTCTTCCGTACGTACTTGTAGCTCATACTGCTCAGTCCCGAATGGGGCTACAGGCTTCATCAGCTTAGGCCAGTATGCTTTAACGTCTTTAATAATCATTACTTTTGATTCACTCATTTTGATTCTCCATCAGTGTTACAGTTAGTTTTTTCAATAGTACTTACTAAGCGATCTAAATACCACTTAGCTTTTAGGGCGTCTTGTATCTTGAGGTCTTTCTTACCGAGCCTCATTAAATACTTGTAGGTTTGCCCAAGAAGATGTGCTTCTACACCTTCAAAACCTTCAAGCATATACTCCATGCAATCCATATACTCATAACCTGGAATGATATCCTTATAATGAGAGGGGTTCACATGGTCGTCAACAGTCTTAGTCATAAGATAGTCTCCTTCAGTATCCTTATAGGGCCTTATACTAATCTAGGTCGGAAGAATCAGATGCGTAATCATCATCTTCTTTAATCCCCTCTAAGATAGCCCAAATATCTTGATCGAAATTGGCGCTACTCAAAGTTAAGTTAGCATATTTTCCATTCCAAGTACTAACGTAGAGATTAGGTTCAGCACCATACTCAGCAAGGCGAACCCAATCACCAGCTGCTTTCTGTAGATTCTTTGTGTAGACATCAATGCCTAGTGTAATGTGTTTCTTAGCCATAATTTTATATCCTTTTACTAGAATTAAACTCGAACAATCCATTTAGTTTGACGACGAACACGTTCAATATGGGTGTTCCAAGTGCGGTGGTATGGTGAGTAGTCGATGATAGCTTCTTTCATATTAGCTTTCTTACAACGTTGGGTAATGTTCCGAGTGAGAACATTGTATTCCCAATGGGCGGAAGGTGTCTCATATGTTTTAACGCCAGTAAAAATGTTGT